GCACTAGCGCGGCCAACCCTGCGGCGATTGACTTTTACGAGCCGACATACTGGATCGTCAATAATCAGCGTTACCACAAGTCTCACCTGGTTATCATGCGCGGCCCCGAGGTCGGCGATATCCTCAAACCTTCCTACCTGTACGGCGGCCTGAGCGTGCCGCAAATGATTTACGAGCGCGTCTATGCCGCCGAGCGCACCGCCAACGAGGCCCCGCAACTCGCCCTCACTAAGCGGGCCATGATTTTTTATACCGACGTAGCGAAAGCCCTCGCCAATCAAGCCACTTTTGAAAATCGCCTTAACACCTGGGCACAGTTCCGCGATAACTACGGGGTCAAGATCGCCGATAAGGACGCCGATAAAATCGAGCAACACGACACGAGTTTGGCCGACCTTGATGCCGTCATAATGACGCAGTACCAAATTGTCGCGGCCGCTGCGAACATTCCGGCAACGAAGCTACTCGGCACTACGCCGAAGGGTTTCAATTCTTCAGGCAACTACGAGGAAGACAGCTACCACGAGGAACTCGAAAGCATTCAGGTAAATGATCTTGAGCCGTTCATTGATCGGCACATGCTCTGCTTGATCCGTTCGGAGATTGCCCCCGGCGCAGGGATTGAACCGTTCACTATCGACTGCACTTGGGAACCGCTCGACAGCGTTTCGAGTAAAGAGGCCGCCGAGGTACGCAAGATCAATGCCGAAGCCGACAAGATATACGCCATTGATGTGGGCGCGATTGACGGCCAGGAAGTACGCGCGAAGCTCTCAGCCGACGAGGCCAGCGGGTACAATGGATTACCAACCCTCGAAGATCAAGACAATGCCGCCGAAGCTGAGATTAACGAACAAGCGTAAAGCGTGGGCCGCCAGCCGTAGCGAGGCCCCTAGTTTTCGAGGCGAGCAACTCGCCCACAATTCAGCCGTAGCCGTGCGCTACGTCGGGGCACTCTCGTCGCTTACTGCGCAAATGACCGCGCAAGTTAAGCGCGATGTTTTGAGACTGTTCAAGACTGACCCGGCGGCGGCGCACTTCGGCCAGGACGCGACCATCGCCAGCCAATCGCGCATTTTAATGGCCGACCTTGGGAACCGGTTTAACGCCCTGTTTGCCAAGAAGGCCCGCCCGCTGGCTGAGGGCATGGTAAAAGCCGCCGATAAATCAGGGGCCTCGGCGCTCTATTCCAGCTTGCAGAAGCTATCTGGCGGCATGAGCTTAAAGACTTCGCTGGGATCGCCCGCGCTTAACGAGATAACAAAAGCCTCCGTTGCTGAGAATGTAAGCTTGATAAAATCAATCGCTTCCGAGTACCTGCAAAAAGTAGAGGGCGCGGTGATGCGTTCAATTACTACAGGTAACGGCCTACAAGACCTTGTGCCCGCGCTCGAACAGTACGAAGGGCAGACGCACCGCCGCGCGAAGAATATTGCGCTCGACCAGACTCGCAAGGTTTATAACTCGGTAAATAAAGGCCGGATGGAGGCGCTAGGCATTGGGAAATTTATGTGGCACCATAGCGGCGGCGGGGCGCACCCGCGCGAGGATCATGTGGACATGGACGGCGAGATATACAGCTTCGAGGAATTACCCATAATCGACCCGCGTTCGGGCGAGCGGGGCATTCCAGGTCAAGCGCCCAATTGTCGCTGCACAATGTCGCCCGTATTCGATTTTTCTAAGGATTAAAAAAATGGCAAACCAACGAGAGTACACTTTAGCCAAGGGGCCGATAGCTTTTAACGAGGGCGACATTGGCCGCGCTGTCGTTCCGGTTAATCCTTTGACGGGAGACGTTTTGACCGGCGGCGACGTAGGGCAGGCGGTAGCTGACGCCACAACTCCCGCCGAGGCGCTTGCTTTGTATGGCGGCTTTGCGGGCGTAGCCCCTGGCGATTTCGTTACCCGCAAAGCGTACTCAAACGGGCAAGCGGTTTTCGCGCTATCGGCAAGCCCTCTAATCGAAGATACCGAATCTTTCGTAATTGTTAGCGCGCCCGTTCTTTCTCCTGCGGCCCTCGACATCGAGGCGTCAATTTCCCAACGCGTGCGCCATAATTTCGTCACAGCTTCGCTTTTTGACGGAGAAAGCCACGGGGTACCCGACGACATAAACATCGTTACGGCGTATCAGTCTTCAGCGACGGATGGCGTGGCGTATAACGCGGTCGCCGGTACGGTTTTAACGCTGATTCTCGACACTTCTTTGCCTGCCTCGGTTTTCCTGTCTGACTGGATTAACGTTTATGGCTTAGTAGATAACCGGCTTAATTATCCGAATCTTTGTATTCGCTGGATTTCCTTAGACCGGAAGACGGTCGTTTGCGGCTTCAGTGACGAGGTCGCACTACCTTCAATAGCTGCGACTTACTCGCCAAGCCTGGGCACGGCTAAGGTAAGGTTTTATAACAACATGGGCGGCGCGGAGAACGGTCTTGGTTACCGCTTCTCTAGTAATACCGCCACCTCGGCCGCTTTGGTTTCGATTTTCAGCGGTAACGACGTTCAAATTTCTGGAACGCTGCAAGGCGATCACCGCGTTACTACTGGCTCAACAAACCCGAGCTACACCGCGCCGGGTATGGGCAATGTGGAGCTTAAAGCGACAAGCCGTTTCCGCTTGGAAGTAGGCCCCCGCGAAATTTCCTACAACGACAAAGGGGTAGATGTCGCGACCGCATGGTCGAATCGCGCCGTGCGCTCGGCGGTTAAACCTGCGGCCCAAGCAATTTTGCGCCCTCGTTTTCGCGTGGTAACCCCAAAGAGCATGAGCCGCCCCGTAGCCAAGATCGTATCAATCGTCAAATCCGGCTCGACTACTTGGACGATTACCCTCGACCGCCCTTGTGCGACGGCGGGCCTCGTGACCGGCAACTATTGCACGGTAAAAGGCGTTCGCGATCAAACCGGCTTTGCCAATTTTGCAACTCCCGTCGCGATTACCGTAACCGGCGCGAACACCCTTACGCTTATCGGAGTAACAGGCACCGCCACGAGTTACGGCGGCGCGTTAATCCTGGCTAACGGCGGCGTCGATCAGCAAGGCGTGCTGGCGCAGTCCGTGCAGTCTGCAACTGTTGACGCAGTCACGGGGGCGCTGACTCTTGTAGGGTCGGCCGCGTGGAGCACCGGCGTCGGCGTAATGAACGTCGGCGATTATATGGAGCTTTACGGCTTGCGCGATAACGCTACGGGGGCCGACTTAGGTCTCGACGGGCCTTGGGAAGTTGCGAACATTAGCACAACCTCCCTTATCCTTACGCCGGTTATTGATATTTTTGGCGTTCGTCGAAGCCCTGCGATTGCCTCGCTTGCTCTGACCAATTGCGGCGGCGGCGTGATTCATCGCACCACGCTACGCGCCCACGATCTCGTCGTCGAGCAATGGGCCGACGTTCGGCAGACTCTTGACGGCCAGGGGACAACCCGCGCAGACAAGGCGATGCCCGTGTCCGTAGTCGGAACGCCTGCGGTGACTATCTCGGGCACCCCGACGGTTACCGCGAACGAGGGAACCCCGATAACCGGCACCGCCTACGGTCTCATTTCGGCAGCCACGACCAACGGCCAGTCGGTTAAAAATGCGGCGGGTAACTTGATGGAGGCGAGTCTATTTAACGTAACCGCCGCGACGATTTACCTCAAGTTTTACAACAAGGCAAGCGGCCCGACGGTCGGTACGGACGTTCCGATTCTAACCGTACCAGTAGCGGCGGGGGCATTGTGGTCGGCTGAGTACGGCCGCTTCGGTAAGCGTTTTACAACAGGTCTCGCCATTGCGATCACCGCAGGGGCCGCCGCTACCGACACCGCCGCCGTAGCTGTCGGCGCGCAACTTTCCTTAACCTACAACTAACCGAGGTAAAGCAAATGCCACTTGCAAAGGGTACAAGCTCTCCGAAGTGATCGGCGAGAATATTGCCGAACTCGTTCGTGCGGGGCACGACCCCGCGCAAGCGGCGGCCATTGCCTACAAGGTAGCCAACGGGGAAGACAGGGCGGCCGGTATTTTGTACCGCTGCGGCGACTCTGTTTTACTTCTGTTGCGCTCGGCAACGACTAGCGATTTCCCGCATACGTGGGGCCTCCCTGGCGGCGGCATTGAACAGGGGGAAACCTGCGAGCAATGCGCAATACGGGAAAGCCAAGAGGAAACAGGTAACGCCCCAGGCGACCCGCTTACCGCTATCGACTACGACGAAGGCTTCACCACTTTTGGCATTAACCTCCCCGCCCCGTTCGTGCCCGCGCTTAACGACGAGCATATCGGTTTCGTGTGGGCACCACTTAGCGCCTTGCCCCAACCCTTGCACCCTGGCGTCGCGGCCACGCTCTCGCGCCTACCTGCGCGGGGCTTTGGTATGGACACCGCGCGAAGTGTTGACGGCAACGGGTGGTTTGAGGTAAAGGCAAACCCTATCAGCAAAGCTGGGGTTTTTCCTTACACTGGCCGACAAATTGGTCTTACTGGCCCGCAGGCCGACCAGATTTTCCAAGTGTTGCGGCCGCCTGAAGAACTGGCAGACCCGGAGTGTATCGAGTCTTTTAAACTTATTCCGTGGATCGACGAGCACGTTATGCTTGGGCCGAATGCTCAAGAGGTTACCGATAAGGCAATGGCCGCTGAGAAAAAAGGCGTACAAGGCGTGATCGGGCAAGACATATTTTTTAAAGACGATACGCTTTTCGCCAACATTAAAGCGTTTTCGTCTACACTGGCAACACTAATACAGGCGGGCAAGCGCGAGCTTTCAGCCGGTTATCGTTGTATCTACGAACTAACGGGGGGCGTGTGGAACGGCCAGCGTTACGATGCGATACAACGTAAAATCAGGGGCAACCATTTGGCCCTTGTACAAGAGGGGCGCATGGGGCCTGATGTGGCCGTCATGGATCGCCTCACATTTACGTTTGATGCTAAGGAGCTACAAAAAATGGCAGATGATACCAAGGATCAAGGCAGCGGAACCGGGGGAGCGGGGGCAATGACCCTTGAGCAACTGGTATCTGTTGTTACGGAACTCGCGCCGCAAGTCGCGAAGTTAACCGCCGCTTTCGGCGCAATGCAAGGCGGCGCGACCGCCGAAATTAGCGACGCCGCGAAAGCCGCCGATAAAGAACCCGCAGTCGCAGCCGCAGCCGAACCCGCCGCCGCAGCTATCGCAGGCGACAAAGAACCGGCAGTTGCCGCCGCCGCGAGTATGGATGAGTCGGTTTTTGTTAAGCGCATGGCGCAGCGCGATCAACTCGCCAAACAAATTTCTGCCCACGTCGGCACTTTCGACCACGCGGAAATGACGCTCGACGGCGTGGTCGCTTATGGCTGCGATAAGCTCGGGATTAAAGCCGACAAGGGCCAAGAGCGCGCTATGCTCGCGGGTTTCCTCATGGCTAAACCCGCAACAACTCCCGCCGCTACCGTGTCGGGAATGGACTCCGCGCCAGCAGCCAAGGCGGGGAACTTCATTGATAAACACCTGAGCAAAGGGGAGTAATCATGGGATTTCAATCTACAGTAGCCCTTAATCAAGGCTTCGGGGTGATCGGTGAGCTGGCTTTCGACGGCCCGCAACGCGCGACCCCTGGCGTTATCAAAGGCACGGCGGCGAATCTTGTCGTGGGGCGTGCTTTCACTATCGACCCTGCTGACGGCCAGTACCAACCGGGCGTGCTCGGTGCCGCGAACTTTGGCGGCATCTTGTCGAACCCGAAAGGTCTCGCATCCGTGGGCGCTATCGGCGGTAGCCCGCTTTCCCCGACCCTTACCGTTCCGGCGGGTACTGTTGGGGAATTCCTCAACATGGGCCAGGTAATCGTCGCCTTGCTGAACGCGGCCAATATTGGCGATAAGGTGACTTACGCAACCGCAGACGGCCAGCTTTCGGCTTTGCCTGCGCAGGTAAGCGCGACTGGCTCAATCGCCACCACGGTGCTGACGGTTTCCGCAGTTGCCGCAGGTTCGGCCCCGATTCTGCCGGGAACCGTGATTAACGGCCCGAACATCGTACCAGGAACCACGGTTATTTCGAATGGCACGGGCACCGGTGGCACGGGCACTTACAATGTGAGCGTTTCTCAGACCGCCGCTAGTGCCGCAATTTCCGGCGATTCCGTGGCCGCTTCTGGTCAGGTAATTATTCCGCGCGCTAAAGTTGTGCGCTACGCCAACGCAGCGGCAGGGCTTGCAGTTATCGCCCTGACCGACGCCTAATTCAAGGAGATAACAAAATGGCAAAGCAAGCAACTGAAATCATGAGCCACATTTTCGGCCGCGACGTGCGCTCCGTGCAAATGTCGGCCGAGGATTGCGCAGACTACGGCGCACTGTCTCAAATCGGCATCAACTTGTCCCAAGGTTTCGTGCGCGATCAAATCCGCGCGATGGGCCTCGACGGAATGGGAATGGATGATAACCAGGGCCTCATTACCACCGCCAGCATTTCCAACCCCGTGCAGTTCCTTCAATCGTGGCTTCCGGGCTTCGTGCGGGTTCTGAGCGCGGCGCGTAAGATCGACGAAATTGTCGGCATTACCACGGCGGGCAAATGGGATGACGAGGAAGTTATTCAGGGCGTACTTGAACCGCTTGGAGAAGCCGCGCTATATGGCGACTACACTAACGTGCCCCTGTCGTCTTGGAACGTCAATTTTGAGCGCCGCACTGTGATCCGCTGGGAAAAGGGAATCATGGTCGGTATGCTTGAGGATGCGCGCTCCGCCCGTGTCCGTATCAACAACGCCGCAGAAAAGCGTAGCGCGGCCTCCCTGGCTCTCGACATCACCCGTAACCGCGTGGGCTTCTACGGTTTCAACGGTGGCGCAAATCGTACTTACGGCTTCTTGAACGACCCGAGTTTGCCTGCGTATGTTACCGCCGCCGCTACCGGCACGGGCAATTCGACACTGTGGAGTCTCAAGTCTTACTTGAACATCACGGGCGACATTCGGGGCATGTTTGCCCGTTTGCAAGCAGCGTCGCAAGATCAAATTGACCTTGAGAAAAGCCCGACTACGCTCACGCTGGCGACCTCCGTTTATCAGTATCTTTCTGTTGGTACTGACTTCGGTAAGAGCGTTCGCAGTTGGCTAACGGAGACTTACCCGAAATGCCGCGTAGTTTCGGCCCCTGAACTGAACGCAGCGAACGGCGGGGCAAACGTTGCCTACCTGTTCGCGGATTCGGTTCCGGACGGCGGCAGCGACGGCGGCGCAACATTCGCCCAAATCGTACCGGCTAAGTTCCAAGCCCTCGGCACCGAGAAGAAAGCAAAGGGTTATCTCGAAGACTTTTCGAACGCGACCGCCGGTATTCTGGTCAAGCGGCCTTTTGCCGTGCAGCGTCTTACCGGCATCTAAGCGCGAGCTTTCGGCCTGTAAAAAAGCCCCCTTTGCTTCGGTCTTGGGGGCTTTTCTTTTCTGTGTTAATGTGCATGTTCCTTGTGCCCTATCTCCATAAACTTTTAGGAGTTCCCCCAAATGACAAAACTCTATGTGTACTCAACGCTGGCAAGCGATGTTAACTACACTAATCACGTGCCTGGCGGCGGTGATCTTCCGATTGAACTGCCCCCTGTCCACATTAAAGGCGGTGCAGGCGTGGCTAATGACCGCTTCGTTACCCCGCGCGGCGTTGCGACCGAGATCGACGAGGAGCAACTTGCCTACTTGCGCGCTAATGAAGTATTCAAGATGCACGAGAAAAACGGCTTTATCGAAGTTTCCGAGAGCAAAGTTGACCCCGATATTGTTGCCGCAGACATGACTGGCCGCGATAATTCTGCGCCTATCGTTCCGCAAGATAACATCATCGCCGACGCTGAAACGCTCGTCGGCGGCGTTTCCGTCAATGCAGACGGGGCCGCCAACAAGCCAAGGGCCAAGGCTAAGAAGTAAAGCCGCCGAACTTTGTTATACCGCAGGGGCGGGGAGCGACGACGCCCCCGCCTTTATTTTTAGGGGCTGACCATGAGTACATTAACCTTTGACCCGGCGACTTTTCGGATATTGTTTCCGCAGTTTGCTAACGTTACCGCCTTCCCTGACGTGAAGTTGCAAGCCGACTTCGACATGGCTACGGCTTACGTTTCGCCCGATACTTACGGCGACATGCCCGCCCCCGCACGCGGTCAGGCGCTTAACCTAATGACGGCGCACTTGTTAGCCCTCGGGGTAATCATTGCGCAAAACGGTTACCAAGGGCAGGTCGGGATTATCCAGGGCGCAACCATTGACCGCGTAGCGATCACGCTTACCCCGCCGCCCGTTAGATCACAGTGGTCGTGGTGGCTCAATACAACCCCCTACGGCGCACAGCTTGCGGGGCTACTGGATGCGCAAAGCGTCGGGGGGTTCTATGTCGGGGGCTTGCCTGAGCGTGCAGCCTTCCGCAAGGTCGGCGGGATTTTCTAACGTGCGAGTGACTCGCAAAGCGGGCAAGATTGACGCCCTTAAGCACACGGTAAAAGCCCTCGACGGCGCGCAAAGTAAAATCGGGTGGTTCCCCTCGGCCGTCTATGAGACCGGCGCGCCCGTTGCTGGCGTGGCCTACGTGCAGGAGTTTGGCGCGCCCTCGCGAGGGATTCCCGCACGCTTAGGGATGCGCAACACCGCGTCGGAGAAGCGGCAAGATTGGGCTAAGACCGCCGAGACCATATCAAGGGCCGCCGCTCAAGGAAAGATCGAACCAGGGCAAGTCATGGAGGCGGTAGCCCTTGCCGCCGAGGGGGCGGTACGTGAAACGATTACGAAGGTAACGTCGCCCGCCCTGAAACAATCGACAGTAGATGCGCGTAAGCGTAGGCTTGCCGACGGGGGCAAAGGGGCGCAAGCGTCTATCGCAAAACCGCTCGTTGACACCGCCCTCCTGTTAAACTCGCTTACCTCGGAGACGACTAAAAAATGAACATACCAGGCGCTAACCTTTTGAGCATGGCCTCGCGCGTACTGCGCTTTGAGGTTATCGGCTGGCGGGCTTTCGTTTCACGCACGGCAAACGAGGCGGGCGATTTTATCTCGACCTTCGCCGCCTCCGTAGATATTCAAGGCAGTATGCAGCCTATAAATCGAAAGCTATACCAGGAACTCGGGCTTAATCTCGCCAAGAATTACCAAATGCTCTACACCTCCGCAGCTATCTCGCCAACCGTTCGCGACCGCGAAGGCGACTTGCTAACCTTCGCCGGTAAAACGTGGCAATGCGAGAGCGACCAAAGCTGGGGCGCGATTGATGGATTTACAAAAATGCTTTGCGTGGAGGTTCCCCCGTATGAATGATAAACAGATTGCCGCGCTTTTTATGTCGGAGCTTTTGCCGTCAATGCAGGCCGACGGCACGCTCCCCGGCGTAGGCTTGGCGCGCAATTTCCAACCGACGCAGCAGGGGGCCACGACCGCGCCATACGTGTATTTTTTCAAAGTCGGCGACCATCGCTACGGGCACCCCGAGCGGCGGGACGAGTGGAACGAAACCGCGCAGACCTTCGACCACGTAGAAAGCCAGCAGTATGAATCGACTTATCAGTTTAGCGCGTGGATTCCTCAGACGCCTAAGAACGTGACAAGCCTCACCGAATCGGACATACTTAACACGGTTTCGGGTATCATGCAAAGCGACGCACTCTTGGCGGCGTTCAATGCGCAGGGGGTCGGAATTCTTCGGGTAACGGACGTTCGAAACCCGTATATTGTAGATGAACGCGACCGATTCGAGGCGGTGCCGACTTTCGATATTGTTCTGACGCACAAACGTAGAAAAGTTTCCACGCTTCCGGCCGTGGTCACGTATGACGCAAACATGAGCCGGGTTTAAGGGGTTACAAAATGGCTATTTCCTTCAAACGTTACGTTGACATTACTTCGGGCGTCGGCGGTGGCGCAGGGGTTCGCCTGCGCGACCTTATCTTGCGGCTGTTTTCTTCCAGTACGTTAGTACCGGCGAACACGGTAATCGAAATGGATAACGCAACCGACGTAGGTAACTACTTCGGCACCACTTCGCCCGAGTACCTGCGCGCGGTTTTTTACTTCGGCTTTATCTCGAAGCTGATTACCGCCCCGAAAAAAATATCTTTCTCTCGGTACGCCATAGCCGCCGCCGCCGCTCGAATTTATGGCGCGGTAAAGGCTTTTACTGTGGCGCAATTTACCGGCGTTACGACCGGATCTTTTAAGCTTACTCTCGGCACGTACACGTTTGACCTTACGGGCATCAACTTTTCGTCGGCGACCACGCTGTCGAACGTTGCAACGCTCATTCAAACGGCTATCCGGGCGCAGACCGCAGGGGGTGCCGACTGGACTCTAGCGACCGTCACGTATAACGCAACCGCAAACCGCTTTGAGCTTGTAGGGGGCGTGGTAGGCGCGGAACCGGTAGCGACTGCGGCGGCGGCGGTAGGCGTCGATATTCGCGCGTTGCTGGGCTGGGACGCAACGGGCATATTCTCGCCAGGGGTCGCAATTCAAACCCCGCTTAATGCTTTTATCGCCAGCGTGGGCGTCTCAGATAACTTCGGCTCGTTTGCTTTTATTGATCCGCTGCTTCAAGCTGAGGTAGTTACGGTCGCCACACAAAACGATACCTACAACGTCAAATTTATCTATACCGTGGGCATTGTTCAAGGTGACGCGGCGGCGTATTACGGGGCGCTCTCGGGTCTCAGCGGGGTGATAACAACGCTTTCCCCGATCTCTACGGAATACCCCGAGTTGCTCCCCTCCGCCATTCTCGCCTCGACGGCTTACTCGCGCCGTAACTCGGTACAAAATTATATGTACCAGCAAGCGACGCTTACCCCGAGCGTGCAGGATGACACGACCGCCAACAGCATGGACGCTTCCCGCGTGAATTACTACGGGCGCACGCAGACCGCAGGCCAGTACATTGACTTCTATCAGCGCGGCGTCATGATGGGACTCGCAACAGACCCGACGGACATGAACACCTACGCGAATGAAATGTGGTTCAAGGATGCAGCGGGCGCGGCGATTATGGGCCTCCTGCTTTCCCTGGCCCGCGTCTCGGCCAACTCAACCGGCCGCAGCCAGCTACTCGCGATCCTGCAAAACGTGATCGAACAGGCCACGTTTAACGGGACGATCAGTATCGGCAAGCCGCTGAACACCACGCAAAAGCTTTACATTGGCAATTTGACCGGCGACGAGCAAGCCTGGCAACAGGTTTTCCAGCTGGGCTATTGGGTCGACTGCGTATTGCAAAGCTACGTCACGCAAGACAGCCGCACCGAATGGAAGGCGGTTTATACTTTGATTTATTCGAAAGATGATTGCATTCGCAAGGTCGAAGGCTCGCACGTTCTGATTTAAGTTCTCATAAACCGACACCGGAGAAAACACCATGCAAGATATCAG